AATGGCACGTACAATGCCTTCAGCAGTTGGATTGTGATCGGACTTACGCGCTGCATGACGTTGATCACCGAGCCACCCCTCTGGTGAAGTTCTACTTCTATCGGGGAACGCATCATCTACCTGCTCGCGTAATTGCTTACCAGCTTTGCATAGTTTAGGCATTATCTTTATGGATTGTGCTAACTCAGTAAAAGTTTAGCTTCATCCTCTGTTATACCAAGTTTTTCTAATAGTGCGGCTTTGGCGGCTGCTTTATTAGCTGCTGCCTCTGATTCAAGCTGACCTGATAGTTTATCGGCTTCTAATTGATCTAATTCTTCTGCATTCATTTCCCGTTCAACAATTTCGCCAGTTTCCACATTGTGTATTTTAACTGTTGTCATTACTTAATCCCCCATAGAGTATAAGTTCCTGCATCAAAAGTTCCAGCGGCTGTAAAAATGGTGATAGATGTTATTGGCGCCTGAGCGGTAGCCGTATCTACAAAAAATTGGCCATATTGACTTTTTCCACTTGCTTCTATTGCAGCAAAAAAATCAACAGCTTTTCCAACTGTTTGTCCGGAAACTAAAGAATAACCAGGAAAATCCAACTGTATGTAAGTATTTGTTACAGCAGTTCCAGCGACAAACAAATCCAAAGAAGTTTTTCCTGTATCGCCATTTACTGTTGTGGTGCTAGTATCAAGATAATTATATTTATAGCTAGCGGTTGTTATGCCATTATACCTAAAATAAACAGTTCCGCTGGCGCTTGTAGTGCTTGGCTTGTAAATTCTTAAGGATAAATCGTTGTAAGTTTGATCTATTGCAGATAAAGTGACAGTTCCAGTGCTAAGAGTACCAGTTGCTAATGAAGTCATTCCACCAGAAGTAGCCGCACCCCACTCAGGAGCAGTCGCGCCAGAATTTACTTTTAGAATCTGACCTGCTGTTCCAATGCCAAGTCTAGCTGGGGTTGAGCCGCTTGATGAATAAATAACATCGCCAGTAGTTGTCATTGGATTTGTCATACCACCAACAGCTACCCAAGCTGTACCATTGTAAACTTCAACTGCATTAGTATCCTGTAAATAAGACATCATGCCTTCAGCTAATACACCGCTAAGCGCAGTAGTTCTAGCTGCTGAGCTTGCAAACACCATAACTGTTTGCTCATTCAAATACGTATTGACCTGAGCTGCTGTTAAGACATCACCTGTCTGAAACAGCTTATATCCTGCGCCTGCCATATTTCTCCTTAGTAGCTCAGACTATCTGAGCCTAGTATACCTGATATATCTGAATCTAGGACAAACCCTGCCAATAAAGGTTCCGTGGTAAATAGCGTAGTCATCCAGGATGACTTTGTAATGTCGTGATGAATAGCATTTACTAGGCTAGATTGCACCACGCTGGATGAGCCAGGGGTAGTCTTAGTAACTGTTACACCATCAAGCAATTCTATATCTACCCCTGCCAATGGCTTATTGGGGTTTGTATCATCATAGAGATTAAGCTGAATGCTATCTATGCGTACTTCAGGGTCTTTGCGTGTGGCTAGGATGCCTTGCGCTTGGCTCAGAGCCTCAGCATTGGTCTGTACCAAGATGTCTGAACGCTGGCCTGAATGTAGGAAGAACTTATCAATTGAAGGCTGGTCAAATACATTCTGAGCAGTACCGCCTAGACGTGTGATAGTCACATCATTTACCAGATTAGTATCGTCAAACGCTACTACTGCATTGGTGTATGAGATGTCTGTGCCTTGATCGCTGAACTCATAGACCGGGAACGCTGGCGTGGCTATAAGGGCATTACGGCTTACGAAATCAACCTTGCCATTGGCATCTAGGAAGATGCCCCCAAACTCGCTCTGTTCTACGTTAAACAGCGCCTGAAGGGCATCCCTGTCTGTGCCTGGGTCTGCTTGTAGGGTTGAATCTCCTGTGTCCACGTTACGCAAGCTTAAAGGCCATTCAATCTCATCTAGGATGGCATTAACTCTAGCCCCTGAAGTTTGTACCCCTGAGCCTGTAACAGTTGCTATGCCTGAGCCTGCCAGCAGTTTAAAGCCATCTACGCACTTAAGGGTTACTGTGCTTAGCTCATCGTTGCCCTGTCTAAATCCTGTGTCGTATGTGTTGATAAAGCCTGAGAATAGGAAATAATCTTGGCTGGCATAAGTAGCGTAGATAATTATCTGCCTAAGCGGAACAAGGTTAGGATAATAGATACTGGCCGGGTTGGTCGGATTCCAATCACCTGTTTGATCATATAATGTCACATTAGCTGTGCCAGCCTCAAACTGGGATGTCAAACGATTGCGACCACGGCGTATAGAAACTTTAGTAACTAGGTCTGTTATCTCAACAGGCAACGTGCCTGAGCCAAGTGTGTTTGTATCTAGTATGCCTTCAGTTGCACTATTTAAAATTAACGGGTTGATTTCAAAAGCAGTATCACTATCAAAGTCAACAAATACACGTAGCGTTGGTGCTGGCATTAAATTGCCCTACTGCTTAGCAGTAGGCCCTTGCCTGTTCTTTGATAATTGTATTGAATGTCTGTAATAACCTCAGCCAAATCTTCAGCACTTGTAACGTTACCTTCAACAGTTACGTTGATGGTTGTTTCAGGAATTATGCCTTGGTTGGTCGCAGCTTCAATGGATTGATTTAAATACTCATTGGCAAGTTCTAGTCCGGCTAAGGCAGCTGCTAAATCTGCTGCTGCTAAGCTTTCTGTTAGTAGGCTTGTTGCATCTACATAAGCATTGGCTGCATCTACGGCTTCTTGCGCTGCTGCTTTTTCCTCTGGGGTTACTGCCGATGCCACGGCTGCCGCTGCTTGCGCTACTGCTGCTGTTGCATCTGCTGAAGACAATTCAGCAAATATGCTAGAAGCCTCAGCAGCTTCTTTAAATGCTAAGGCTTTATCTGTCTTAGCTGCTAACACGTTAGCATTAGCAGTAGCCCTGCTAGTTGCAATCCCTGTCATGAATTCGTTTAAAGCCATTTGTTGTTTGGCTAGTAAGTTGAACAGATCAGTAATGTTCTTTTTAGCGGCCTCAAAGTATCCATCCCATTCAGAGAATGGATTGCCAGCTTTAAGATTAGTTAACGATTCAGCTAGTTTAATTGTTTGTTGTTGTATCTTTTCTAATTTATCCGCAAGTTTGGTAGCCGTATCAGCATCCTCAGCCAAGATGGCTTTCATAAGAAGCAGGCGTGTACGTTCTTCCTTGGTGATTTGACCTTGCAATGCAGCTTCTATTTGTATCTTTTCTAAATCAAATAAACCTTTTGCTCTTGCTAATGCAGCCTGATTCTTTTTATCTTTCTCAGATAATTTTGCTGCCTTCTCGCGCTCTTTAACAATTTTCTTTTGCAGTTCTAATTGCTTAGCATAATCTTGTAAAAGACCACGATTTACGCCAAACTCTCCCATTTGAGGATTAGCAAGTTGGGCGCGTAATTCATCTAGTTTAAATTGCTCTCCTGCATCAATGCGAAAGCCTGTATTTAGTAAAGCCTTAGTGTATTCAATAGTTAATCCAGCACGTCTAAATACATTTCCAATTGCTGTACCAAAATCTACTAGTTTTTGCAAACCTTTATCGTAATCACCATCACCAAGTGATTCTAAGAATGCAATGATTCCTGCGCCGACTTCTTCTGCCAAATCACCAAAAGCAATTTTCATTTTGTCAATTTTGCCAGCGTAGGTATCAGCATTATTTTTAGCAGCCCCAGCAAATTGATTATTAAGCGCGGTAACGCTTGCTTCAAATCCCATAGCCTCAAGCTCAGCACTTGTGTAGGCTGTTTGTAATTTACCTAACGAAGCAAAGTTGCCATTATATGCACGGCTTAATGCTGTTGTAACTGAAGTTAAATCTTTGCCTGTGCTAGTAGAAATATCCATGGCAAGATTAAGCAACTTCATGGATTGTTCAGCATTTAGGGTTGTGCTTAACAAGCCAGCAATAGCAGGTGATAATTCATCTTTACTGATTGCGGTGGCTTTTTCACTTTGTTCTAAATAATCTTCAATGGCTTTAGTATCGTATGCTAAACCCAAATTGCGTAGGCTTGCTTCTAATTTATTAGCAGCACGATCTTCTTCAGCGAATGCAACAACTGAACGCTTTAAGGCTTGAATGCCAGCAATAGCAACAAAGGTGCGCTTGGCTGTTCTAGCTAAATTATCAAACTTTCTATTTAGGCTGGTAGTGCGTTTTTCAGCAGCCTTAAAACCCTTATCCTTAAACTCGGAAGCAATATCAATGCGAATGTTTGACATTAGGCTGCCCTTCTAACTGTTGATCTTGATTTTAACAACGCAGCAGTTTTAGCAATTGCCTTCATAGTCGCATCTAACGCTTTGCCGTTGTTCTCAGCATAAGCCGCATACAATATACGCCCACGAAAACGGCTTTTGTTATCATAGCGTTTTAATGGGCCAACGCCATTCATAGCCCCAACAAAAATACGACCAGCATCAGGGTTGTTTGAATTGCCAATGTTCTTATAGCTTTCGCCATATTTACGATCAGCAAGTTGCCTTCTACCTAATGGGCTTTGACTTCCAGCAGTTTCAACAATTGCGCCAACTGCTGATTTGTTTAACAAAGAATATAGGCTTGCAAAACCTTTGCTGTTGGCTTTTTTACGTGCAATAGAATAAGTTAACCCACTTCTAATTTCCCCAGAATTGTAAAGGGGAAATGCTCGCCTACCTGTAACGCGGCTTACTGGCTCACGGCCTTTATCATTCCAGTTATACAAGTTGCCAGGTGCTTGACCCGGAACTTTAGCCTCAGCATCTTTCACAACTTCTTTTAATGCAAAACGGATTTCGGCATTCATCTGCTTCAATAGGTCAGGCGCAAATTTTTTTAATGCCTTTTTTAGCTCAGGTACGCCTTCTACGACTATTGGCATTTTTCCTATCTTCCGCTTGTTTCTTTAGCACCTCATGAATTGCGTTTAACATCCCACGATCCATGTTAATAAACTCACTAGGCGCAATCCCTGTATGTACAGATAGTTGGGCTATTCTGTACGTATAGGAATCACGCGTTAGCCATTTGGGGAATCATCACCAAGTACTTCAACAGCCTTTAAAGTGCTTAGGAACTTATCCCCAAATGGATAAACCTCTGGTGCATCTGCTCTACGCAAACACTCCCAAGCAAGCCAATAGATGTCACTCTGCTTTTGATCTTCTCTGAAAGCACGATAAAAGCCTTTCTTAGCATAAGATTCAAAAGCAAATTCAATGGCTGGTGTTATCTCGTGGATACTTTCCGTGCCATCTGCCCTTACAACTTTAAGACTTGCCATCATTGCCCCTTTGTTAAATTAGAACGTGCCGGTGTCGGCTACTGTTACAACAGAGTTTATCGTAAAAGTAATATCCTGTGTTGCCATGTCGCCAACCGCGCCGTTGATAGGTGTTAGGTTGTTGACTAGAATATCAAATGTGTAAAGCGGATTAGTTGCAGCTACGGCTGGAACTTTCTGCTGTACCATCTTTACCGCAACAGTTGTGCCGAATGCAGTATTAAGTGTCTGTAATACGTTTGATGTTGCTGTGTCATTTAGGAATGAAACAGTAAGTGTGCCTGCCTCAAGACCCTTAACAAACTTATGAGCAGTATCTCCCATAGCTGTGACTTCAAGTTCATCAGCAGCACGATTAAGAGTAACTGACGTTACGTGGTCGCTAAGATCAATCGCGTTAATCTTTAGGCCAACAGTATTGTTTAAAAATACAGCCATGTTAGCTTATTCCTCTTCTTTCTTAGTTGTTGGTTTTGGTGCTTTT